ACAGTGGCGATGGGCTTCGCAATTACTGAGGAGGCTATCGAAGATAACTTGTATGACTCTTTGTCAGCACGTTATACAAAAGCACTAGCTCGTGCAATGGCGTACACCAAGCAGGTAAAAGCAGCGACTATCCTAAACAATGCTTTTGACTCAGGTACTACTTATGGAGATGGAGTGGAGCTTTGTTCTACTGCACACCCATTAGTGAGTGGTGGAACTAACTCTAACGAACCAGCGACACCATCTGATCTTAACGAAACTTCTTTGGAAGCGCACGTTATTCAGATATCAAACTGGACAGACGAGAGAGGGCTACTTATTGCAGCAAGACCTCGTAAGTTGGTAATACCACCAAATCTACAGTTTGTGGCAACACGATTGTTAGAAACTGAAGGCAGACCAGGAAGTGCGGATAACGACCTTAATGCACTACGCAATAATGGTTCTATCCCAGAGGGCTACACTATCAATCATTACTTGACTGATACAGATGCTTACTTCCTGATGACTGACGTACCAAACGGTCTAAAGCACTTCACACGTAGCCCAATGGCTACATCTATGGATGCTGACTTTGACACAGGTAACAGCAGATACAAGGCTAGAGAGAGATACTCTTTCGGTGTATCTGACCCATTAGGAATCTTTGGTTCCCCAGGAGCCTAAGAAAAAAATCAAAGGGCGGCTTGCGGGTCGCCCTTTTTTATTCTATACTACGCTTACCTTGACAATCACATGGTGTGATTGACTACAGCCACTACAAGGAGGTTCACATGGCTAACACTACGTTTAAAGGCCCTATTAGGTCTGAAACCACAATTAAAACAATCAGTAAAAATTCATCCACTGGTACAATCACAGAAGTTATTACTATGGGTGATGCGCCAGTTGCATTAGGTGACGAAGACAAAACACTTGATAATGCAACGCATAGCGGAAGAGTTCTAGCTGTGCCAGCACTCGCATCCAACAGAACAATAACGTTACCAGCACCAGTTGCAGGAGCTACGTTTAAGTTTATTTATGCAGGAGCAGCAGAAGAAGCAGAAAATCTGATTATTGTCACACCTGGCAATTCTAATTTTTTCTTAGGAAATGTCCAGCATCTAGATACTAACGCAGATAATGTTAGTGTGTATGCAAACGGTAGTTCTAACTCAAAGCTAACATTAACCGATTTTGGAAGCATGGAAATAAACATAGTAGGTAAAGATAGTACAAATTACTATGTTTGGGGTAATGTAGTCTCTGAAGATGCACCTGCTTTTGCTGACCAGTAATAGGAGGTATAAATGGCTAGATCAGATGTAAAAGCCTTTAATCACGATCAAGGTGATGATGCCGCAGTTGTTGGACCTGATAGATCAAGGTTGAGGCAACTTATAGTATTTGCTAATTCAGCTGGGGCTGTAACTATTAAAGATGGTTCAGGTGGATCAGATATATTGGTTCAGAGTTTTCCAACAGGGTTGCATCATTTAAATATTCCAGCTGATGGTATCCTTGCAGAAAATGGCGTTTTCGTTCACGCTTTTACTGGTAGTGGCAACAAACTTACTTTGATGCTTGCATAATGCCTAGTCATGCGTAACGATTATAAAAGAGGCGGAAGAGTCCGCAAAGGCACGGGCATGAAAGGTATGTCCATAAAAAGTGGGGATAAACGCCCCACTAAGTCTGGTGCGGGCATGACGGCAAAGGGTGTTGCTAAATATAGACGGCAGAACCCTGGATCTAAGTTGAAGACAGCTGTGACGGAGAAGAAGCCTACAGGCAAGCGAGCGTCTAGAAGAAAGTCATATTGCGCTAGAAGTGCAGGGCAGATGAAGAAGTTTCCAAAAGCAGCAAAAGACCCTAATAGTAGATTACGACAAGCAAGAAGAAGATGGAGGTGTTAAATGGATAAAAAAACTATGGCCGAAAGCATGGACATCATGCGAAAAGTAAAAAGTCTGCCAAAAGAAAGACAGAGAGAAATGGTTAAAAACCTGAGTAAACAAGAAAAAATGGCTTTTAATGAAATGAATAAAAGATATGGCTCCATGATGGCAGATCAAAAAAGAACCTCCCCAAGAGGCGGAGGTGGAGGCGCATTTACTCAGTTCGGAACAAGTAGTAGAAAAGGTGTTGAACAATTAAGAAAGAAACCATTCGAGTTTTCTCGTGGAGGTGGCGTAGCTACACAGGGGACTAAATTTAGTAGGAACGGCTAATGGCGATCAGTCGCGCACAAATGGGTAAGCAGATCAAAAACCCACCAAACAAAATGTCTAAACTTTCCCAGAAGAGAAAGAAAAAGGCACAAAAAGAAAGAGAGAAGAAAGATGGCGTATTTACAAAGTAATGTACCGTATTTTAAAGCATGGGTAAGACGAGAGTACACGAAGAATTTTATGGAGTATCAAGGAGAGTTTTTACACGTAATGGTTATAGCTGTAACAACAATGCCAAACCGAAGTCTAAGTTTCCAAGTAATATTTACTGGATGTGAGACAGATGACACGGATGAACCAAACGTACATGGTGGAGCTATGTGGGCTAGAATGCCTATAACAGCGTTGGTAGCTGATACCAGTTACGAAGAGTGGCCTACAGAGATGCCACCATACGTAGCACAACCGTGGGATTGTATGTCTCACGATCACTCAGTTTATGTATTGAATAGGGCTACACCCGCCCCTTGGATAGCCAAGGTAGACGGAGAGTTCTATCCTGCGAAATACTATTTTACTGTGGACTACACAAACAGTGAAGTAGCGGACGATCCTGCCCAACACAAACAGAGTCATGTTCTTGAACTGTTAGATGCAGGAGAGTATACAGGTAACATAGTAGCGTTGCCTAACAATCGGGTTCGTGTAACACACCCTGCGTGGTTTGAGACTGGTCAAGGCGCACCAGATTTTAGACCGAATCAACATACTTTTCATTCTAAACAGAACCATGAATACGTTTGGGATACCCAGCGTGTTTTTAATAATCTATACAAAGAGGAGCAAGAAGATGGCGAATAAGAAGAAGAAGATGATGGCTGGCGGTAAAGGAGTCAAAAAGAAAATGTTAGCTGGGGGCAAAGGAGTTAAAAAGAAAATGCTCGCTGGTGGTAAGCAAGTCAAGAAGATGATGGCTGGTGGTAAAACCAAGAAGGGATACGCTGCTGGTAAAACAGTCACAAAGAAGATGATGGCTGGCGGTAAGCAAGTCTCAAAGCCTGACTTCTTAGATCTTGATAATGACGGTAATAAAACTGAACCGATGAAGCAGGCCGCACAAGGCAGAGCCAAAGGCGGAGCTATCAGAAAAATGGCTGGTGGTAAGCAAGTCAAGAAGATGATGGCTGGTGGCGGTAAAGCTAAAAGCATGGCTAAAGGTGGTGCTAAAGGCGGTAAGAAGAAGTCTAAAACCAAAGTGAGAGGCGCAGGTATAGCACAAAGAGGTGTAAGACCCGCGAAGATGAGATAGAGCCATGATGCGTAGATACTATAAAAAAGGGGGCAAGATATGCCCTTCAGGTAAAGCTTGGGCTAAACGTACATTCGATACGTACCCAAGCGCCTACGCTAATATGGCTGCTTCTAAGTATTGTAAAGATCCAAGCTATGCTAAAGGTAGTAAAAGAAAGAAGAAGTAATGGGCGCTTTAAAAGATTGGGTAAAACAAGACTGGGTTCGTATCGGTACTGACGGCAAAATAAAAGGCAAGTGTGGTACATCTAAGGATAAGAAGAACCCAGATAGGTGTTTACCACGTAGTAAAGCTAGCAGTCTTAGTCAATCTCAACGAGCTACTACAGCTAAGAAAAAGAAGCGTGAAGGCGCTAAAGGTAAAACTGTGGTAAAAAATACTAAACCTGCTACAGTAAAACTACGAACGGGCGGACTTGCAAGGAGAAGAAGGCATGGATGAAGAAGAAAAAAGATTAAGAGAGAAATACTTTGATGGTCCAGCTCAAGATATTATGAGCTTACAACAATTCTTTAGACAAAATGGGTATGATCCTAATAAAGCTAAAACAGGCAAAGGTAAAGATGAAACTATCAAACTAAGAGGCGGGGGACTTGCTCGACGTAAACGAAGTATCGCGCGAGGATGCGGTGCTATAATGGCAAACAGAAGAAAGAAAACGCAGTACATATAGGAGATATCATGAAACTTATACAGAATGGTACATTTGCAACAGGAGAACCTGTGTATCAGATAGCAGAAAATAACAGCGATGGAACACACACTACTGTTGTGTTTGATCCGATGACAAAAGAAGAAGCCGAAGAGAGACTAAAGTCTATGGGAGGCACAACTACAAAACCTGTAGAAGAGGCAGTAGCTGATGATTCTCCTGACTACAAGTCTATGACAAAGTTAGAACTAGAAGCCATGATGCGTGAGCATGGTGTAGAGCTAGACAGGCGCAAGTCAAAAGGTGAGTTGTTAAAAGAGGTAGATGATTATTTTACACATGTGCTACACACACCTAGTGAGGACTAATAATGGCTACATCGGGTACTACAGCATTCAACATGGACTTCACGGAGATCGCTGAAGAGGCGTGGGAACGTGCAGGTCGTGAAATGCGTTCTGGATATGATTTAAGAACTGCCCGTAGATCTATGAACTTGTTGACCATAGAGTGGCAAAACAGAGGGTTGAACCTTTGGACAATAGATAGTGCAACACAAGCCATCACCGCAGGTACAGCGCAGTACACGCTTGCCGCAGATACTATAGACTTGTTAGATCAAGTCATACGAACAGGTGACAGTGGTTCTGGAGGTCAGTATGGTGACGGAGGATCTACACAATCTGATCTCACCATAAGTCGTATTGGTGTGACTACCTTCGCGTCTATTCCTAACAAGTTAATACGCGGTAGACCTATTCAAGTATGGGTCGAAAGACTGCGTGATGCACCGCGAATAAACCTATGGCCCGTGCCTGATAAGTCCTATAGTTTTGTGTACTGGCGACTACGACGTATAGAAGATGCAGGGAACGGTATAGAAACAGCAGATATGAACTTTAGA